TTGTCATCTAACCATTTCTTTTTCCAAATAAGTTTTGTTTTCATGCAATGTTTAATAGATAGTTTATATATTTTTGTAAATCTGTCAAGTCTCTTTCCAAGATACCAGAAACTTCCAACATTGCGCTAGGTCCATAGAACTTGTGTCTATTATGTAATACGACTTCTGGATAATATCTTAATTCAAAATGAAAAATCTCATCACCTTGCGGGGGTTCTGATGCTATTGCTTGTAATTTAATTCTTTTGTTATCTTCTTTGGAACTTCTAAATCCAAAATTCCAAAGAGTAAATGTTTCTTCTCTATCCGGCATTTCCGTAGCAACTGACATATCTTTCCAGTTACCCGAATAAACTCCGTCATTGTACCAAAAGAATTCTAAGTTTTCAAATCCATGTTGCTTTAAAATTTCTCTAAGAGAATCGACTTTTTTAGTATATCTAATTAATTTTGGACTCATGTTAAAAATGCTTGTTCTTTTTGTTTAGCGTGTTCAACCCATGCCTTCTGCCTATCTTTAGTAATTTTATCGGCGTTTGGTGTATCTAGAAGATTCCAAAACGCGTTGTTAATAATTTCGTCTCTTTGTTTATCTGTTAAAAATTCTCCCCTTCGATGTGCATATGACCAATTATCAGCATTTGCAACCAACTCTATAATTCCTTCATTATTACAAGAAACAACAAAAGAATTAATCTTATGGAGAAATAATTCATACTGATACACTTTTTCTCTAAGAGATACTTTTTTTGTTTTCTTCATAAATTTTCTGTTTTTACAAGTTTCTCTCCACTTTCATCCCACATATAATCTTCAACCATATTACCAACAATTTCTAAAGAAGCAAGATCTAAATTCATAATTGGGTAATCATTGATATAATATGCACAAGAGTCTGTGCTATATCTAACCTCACCAATTTCTTCCCCATTAAGGGTAAAGAATTTTACAACATCTCTTTCGTAGATCTCTCGCAAATTTTTATCCAAGATTCCAATGAATTGCTGGTGACTTTGTGATAGATCGAGGTCTTGAAAACTCTTTCCACTTCTGCTCCAAATTCTGAATTTATTCTTGTTCATTTTTATTAAAAGGACAATCACTCAACCAATTATCACAAACCAAACATTCTCCATTATGATCTGGATTGCATGGTAATTGAAATATATTACCAACTACTTCAAAGTATTTCTGAGAGAACCCTAAGTCTTCAAATGTTTCGGTGATATTCTCATATCTAACACCAAATGATGCTCTGTCTTCAAGCCAAATAACTTCACCAAAGAAGTCTTCTTTTTCAGTATAGCCAAACCTTACTCTGTCACCTTCATAAATTTCTTTTCCATCTTTGTCTTTTAGTCCAGTCCATTGCTGAACAACATATTCATCACCACCAGAGCCATTCTGAAGGTTTTGAAATCTTCCATTCAAATCAAGAACATAATGTCCTTGATAACCTTTGTCTGGATAGGTGAATTGTTTTGCTACTGTATCCCAAGCGCGGAATTTAAGTTGTCTGTTGTTCATTTTTATTATCAAAAAAATAATTTTTGATTATCATTGTTTATATTTTTTACTATAACTTTATTATTAGTTTTTTTATCTTTAGAAGGATAAACAGAACTTTTAAATTTTGGAATTACATCCGACCCACAAGATTTTATAATTCTTAGGTATGCTTCTGGCGGAAGACAAGTGGAATAGTTGGTATCTAATGATGAGTTATATCTATTCATAGTTATGATTTAAACATTTCAAGAACGTCTTTTTTAAATTCCATTACTGCTTTTTCTGATTCGTTCACAACCTCAAAAGAAATTAATTCTGATAGCCATGTTGGAATTTTAATTTTTTTAACGTTTTTATCATCCGGTTTTTCGTAATATGAAATAATGGAATAACTATTATTAATCTCTGGATAATAGACTTTGTTTGGTATTGACGAAGTCTTTTTACTTTTCATGCTACCAATATAATATCATTCGTATTTCAAGTCAAGCCATTTTGTATCTTCTGGCATTATTTCTATTTTACCATCGAACTCTTCGGCTTTTTTAATAATGTCTTGTATCACTCCTGACCCATACATGTTCATCCCATAATTGTTTTTAAAACATTTATATATGGAACCAGAGAATCCTTCAAACAAATAATAATGTTCACTTTCTGATACAGCTTTGATTCCACTATTCAGCTTCCAAGAATCTCCATTAAGATAACCACCATACCAATTAGCAAAGACCTTGTACGTTAAGGTATTCTTTGTTTTAAGTTTAACCACTACCCATTTCTCTGGAATATATTCACTCATTATACTATTTATGTATTTTAGAATTTTCTAATAATATTTTTCACACTCGTCAAATGTTTTTCCTTTTTTGTCTTTATCTGAAATAATAGGAGTTTCTTTTTTAGAAAGCGGCCATGCTATTTTTAAAGTTTGATCGTTCCAAATTAAAGTTCTATCAGATTGAGGGTTATAATAGTTTGTACATTTATAGTGAAAATCAACAACATCTGTCATAGCAAGAAATCCATGAGCACAACCCGGAGGTATCCACAATCTACAATGAGATTCGCTATCCAGATGATAACTATCCCACATTCCATATGTTGAAGAATGTTTTCTTAAATCGACAAATACATCATATACTACTCCAGAAGTAACCCACACAAGTTTTCCTTGAGCAAATTCTCCAACTTGATAATGCAATCCTCTTAATGTATTTTTTGAAGATTTGCTATGATTATCTTGAACGAATTCTAAACCTATACCTAATTCATTATAAACTTGTTTATTCCAAGATTCTAGAAAGAAACCTCTATCATCTTTGAAAACTTTTGGTTTTATAATAAAGGCGTCATTAATTAGCGTCGGAAGTTTTATCATCTTTTTCCTGTTGAATTGATATGGTATCCAAACCTAAAGAAAATGGTTCATTACTATTATATGCTGGAGGAAACGCGCTTTCCAAATCCGGTTCATAAGAACTCATGTGCATCATCGGACTAAATTCACCAAAGTCTGTTGATAATAAAGTTTCAGCAGAATCAGTGTACATAATATCTTTAGTTACCATGTCATCATACTTTTTTTTATAATCTTCTAAATAGTGATCAAATCCATCATATTTGTCTTCATCGGTTGAATTGTAAACATAATCAAACAACCAATCTTCTCCTTCTTTGGTTATATTTAAATTCTGTACTAATTTATTAAAATAATCTTCTTGTACTTTTTGAAGTTGATTAATAAATGTTTTTACTTCATAAATAACATCTTCTGGATGTCTACCGTCTTTTGTGTAATTTTTTGTTTTCATTTTTTTGTATTTAAAAGTCCTTTTATTTGGTCATCTGACCAATCTTTTGAAATAGCCATTTGAATAGTATTGTATTTTTCTTTATTTGATAGATGTGTAAGATATTCACTAAATCCAATTATACCCATTGTAATTAAAAGTATAAAAATCATTGCAACAATAGGCCAATCAATAACTATTGTTTTTTTCATTCTTAATAAAATTCTACCATATCTCATAATTGCATTAATATCATAATCATCTAATTTTTCCAAGCAACCATGAGCAGAAAGACCGCTTTCATAAAAAGCGTGTTCTTCATTTTCTTCAAGCTTTAGTTTCTTGTTCATCTTTCGACTTCCAATATTTTTCAGTTTCTTCGCAACAAGCTACATAACCATGTTTTCTTGCTTCTTCTCTACAAAGAATTTTAAACCAGCCGCCTCTTTTACAAAGAACGCCGTTTTCTCCAGTTACCTCGCAAGTATTTCTAGATTTTCTTTCTGCTTCATAAATGATGTCATCAATAATATCATCCTCGATTTTATCCGCACCATAAACACTTACATAAAACCGAAGATCTCCATACTTTTCTTTAATTTGATCAGCCACTACCTGTACTTCTCTTCCGTTTTTAGAACAAAGATCACAAAAGTATTGCATCTTTTCCATGCATTCATCTAAAAGTTTATACCACCCATCTTCTACCTCAAATCCCCACGCCATACAAGTATGCTTGGGATCTCCTCTAAAATGTTTTAAAATCTTAGGATACTTTTTTACTAATTCTAGTTGTAGTTCTTCTTTCATATTATTTTAATTTTGAAGTTTTTGTGTTATTAATTTTATCCATTGTATTCTAGATATTTGTTTATTATCAAGAATAGAAAAAGCATAAGAAGAATTTTCTTTATAATTTATTTTTATCATTTCTGCTTGTTCTTTTCTGGATTCGATCTTTCTAATATCATGAACCATTTCTAATATATTGTCAATATATTTTTTTGTTTTTTCCGCCGCATCACAAATCTTTTCTATCTCTTCTTTTAATTGTAAAGCTATTTCAAAATCAAAATCTGTTTCTATTTTTTTATAAAAATCTTCACACGATGGCATTTCAGAATCAACATAATATTCAATTAAGTTGTTTTGTGAGTTCAGTTGTGATTTAACTCTATGGCAAAACAAATACCAATCAGATTTTAATTTAATCCTATTCTGTCCGTTATTGTAGGATATGACGATTCCTTCTTTACCTTTCCAATTTTTAATAGTTTCTGCTATTTTAGCAAGATTATTAGTATCTAGAAAGTTATATGACTGTGGAGTTGGCATCTGACCAATTTTTCTCCATATATCAACTAAATCAGATGATGATACAACACACATTCCATTCTTGTTTATGGCACCAATAAGATAGAACTCTATTTGTTGTGGTCTAACAACAATAACATTATTGGGTGTTACGATTTCAAATAAAAGACTGAGATGCGAGTTTTCTTTTAAGAACTTAACTACCTTTGGATATTTTTCTATTAACGATTCAAAATCTTTAGCGTTTTCTTGTGACGAATAAGAAACCGTCCCCCTCGTTCGCATTGAGAATTGATCATTAACATAGTCTGCTATAAGAAGAGAACCATCTATCTTATCTTCTAGTTTCCAATCGTTAAAATCCTCTGGATTTGGATAACATTCCGGTTTTTCGCCGTAGTTAAAAAACTTCGGAAACCCAGAAGATAAAACATTACCTTCTTTGTCTGTAATCAAAGAACGATAAAATAAATTATTCTTATTCCATTTTGCATCTATTTCTGGTGTTATTAAATAACAATCCAGACCACAAAACTTATTTGGAACGATATTAAAATATCCTTCTTCCGTCGGTAATTGAACTTTCACGTTAGAGTTTAGATTTATTTAAAGCATCGTAATACTTTAAATTCTCATCTTCATGATGTCTAGCTATTACGTTTG